AGCGATGATCTTAGGCTTACGGTCGAGCACTTGGGTCATTGCCGCCATGATCTGGGAGATAGGCCAGCCCCTAGACTTATCAATCACTACAGGCTTGTCAGTGTCCTCGTAGAACGCATCAATCATCCCACGCATGGTCTGAGCTAACTTAGTTCTGGTAGGGTCGTTCTGATTTAGCAGTCCAGCAGAATGCCACGTGTTAGCCAAGCCATCTAAGGCATGAACCAGCCCTGACGTTGTGGATACGTGTGTCATAGGGTTCTGATTCAGGATAGCCGCTAGGACTGTAGAGCCTGACCGAGGAACGCCTGAGAGAAAGTGTAATTGTTTTTGCATGGAATCCTTTAGGTTGTTGCTATTGCTACGGTAAAGTTAGTGGCAGCATCAATTTTAGACCAAGTAGCTAAAGAGCCAACTTGCTTGGGTGAAGAATAGGAAGTTGTGTTGCCTAAGCCTAATGCACCATCAGTGCCGCTGCCCCAAGACCACAGAGTTCCATCTGTTTTAGTTGCTAGAGTGAATTGACTTCCACCAGCAATCTTATACCACGTAGTAAGCGCCCCAACTTGTTTAGGGGACGAGTAATCGGTGGTATTGCCTAGTCCAAGTTTTCCGTTACTTCCAGAACCCCATGACCAGAGAGTCCCGTCTGTTTTAATGGATATAGTAAAGTAGTTTCCTGCGGCAATGACTAACCACGTAGTTAGTGCGCCCACTTGTACTGGCGATGATCGATGGGAATAAACACCGCTATTACCTAATCCTAGTTGTCCTTCTGTGTTACCCCCCCAAGTCCAGAGTGTGCCGTCAGTTTTAATTGCTATAGAGTGCCTTGCCCCATTAGCAATAATGCTCCACGTAGTAAGTGCGCCTACTTGAACTGGAGAGGAATAGTTAGTTAAGTTGTTTAACCCTAATTGACCGTATTGGTTCCACCCCCAACTCCAAAGCGTTCCGTTTGTTTTAACCGCTGTAGTATGATTCCCCCCAGTAGCAATTTTGCTCCATGTAGTTAACGCGCCTATTTGGTTGGGGGATGACTTGTAAGTAGTGTTGCCTATACCAAGTTGACCAACGCTGTTCATACCCCAAGACCAGAGAGTGCCGTCTGTTTTGATAGCTGCCATGAAGGTTGAGCCAGATGAAATGCTATACCACGTAGTTAATGCGCCTACTTGTTTAGGAGAGGAGTAGGAAGTGGTATTGCCTAATCCTAGCTTTCCGTTACCTCCATCACCCCAAGTCCAGAGAGTGCCGTCTGTTTTAATAACCGCAATAGATTGCCCGCCCGCTGTAATATCAGACCATGTAGTTAGCGTACCAACCTGCTTAGGAGAAGAGTAGTAAGTGATATTTCCTAAGCCCAATTGCCCTGTAGCGTTACGCCCCCAGCTATACAAATACGGTATCCCCGTCCAAGTCCCCGCAGCCAAAGCAGCGTTCACCTGATTCATTGTCCAGATGCCTGAGTATTGAACGCCTGATGTGATTGTTGTGCTTGGCATAGTTGTCTCAGTATTTAAGGGCGATGGTGGAGTTGGCCCCGCCTGCGGCTAGCCCCCACGTAGTCAATGCGCCAACTTGTTTAGGGCTGGAATAGTTAGTAGTATTGCCTAAACCAAGTTGACCATAGCCGTTATATCCCCATGTCCATAAAGTCCCATCGGTTTTAGTTGTAATGGTAAATGCGTCTCCTGCTGCAATTTTATACCACGTAGTCAAAGCTCCTACTTGCACAGGAGAGTTCCGTTGAGTTGTTGTTCCATCTCCTAGCTGCCCATAGGTATTATTTCCCCAAGTCCAAAAAGCGCCGTCAGTTTTGGTTGCTATAGAGTAAATATTTCCACACGCAATACTAGACCATGTAGTTAATGCACCTATTTGCTTAGGGGAAGAATAGTAGGTGGTATTACCTAAGCCTAATTGTCCTGCAAAGTTTTCTCCCCATGACCATAGCGTACCGTCTGTTTTACTGGCTAGAGTAAATTTATCTCCACCTGCAATCTTATACCAAGTAGTTAACGCTCCTACCTGTTTTGGAGATGAATAGTCTGTGGTGTTGCTTAAGCCTAGTTGACCAGCAGCATTTTTCCCCCAAACATAAAGAGTGCCACCTGTTGTAGTGGCAAGGGTAAAGTAAGAGCCACACGCTACAACTAACCAAGTAGTTAAAGCACCCACTTGCTTAGGAGATGAGTAATTGGTGGTGTTGCCTAAGCCAAGTTGACCACCGTTGTTACGTCCCCAAGTCCAAAGAGTTCCGTTTGTTTTGATAGCAGAGCTGTGATAAGCCCCACAAGCTATGGTTAACCACGTAGTAAGCGCACCAACTTGCACAGGAGAGGAGTAATAGCTAGTGTTGCTAGTTCCAAGTTGACCATGATTATTTTTTCCCCATGCCCATAAAGTCCCATTTGTTTTAACCGCAGTGGTATGAACGTCGCCGCCCGCAATGTTTAACCAGTCAGTTAATGCTCCAACTTGTTTAGGACTAGAGTATAAAGTGGTGTTACCTAAACCGAGCTGACCACCGTTGTTGCGACCCCAACTATACAACTCATAGGTATAAGTCGTCACAGAAGTCTGCGCCCCTAGAGCGTTAAACCCTGGCTTGACTATGCTACCTAGATTGTTATTTCGGATGCTCATTACGCAGCGATGCTCTCGTAGCTGATCGTGTAAGTGATTCCACTCGCAGTGCCTGATGTGATCGTGATCGATGTGCCTTCCATTAGGTAGATCGCAGTGGTCTTGTCTACCGCTATTACCGAAGCATTAGCTGGCACTGACAAGGTCGAGATGATCGGGTACGCCGTACCACCTGAAGGGGCAGAGCCTTGAGCCACCGCGCCGTTGCTGTAGATACTCACGGTAGCGTTAACCGCCGAAGAGCCGTTGACGTTGGCAACCACTATCTGGTTGATCTTAAAGACCAAGCCGCTTGCCGCAGCGTTAGGCAGTAAGACCACAGCGGCTGTTCCCGAAGGAGTGTAGTACGTTGTCGTGCCGTAGATTGCGGTTACTGCGACTATATTTGGGTTTGCCATTGTTGTTTCCTCAGAATCCCATGACCATTGCGAGCGCGATACTTAAACCTGCGGATATTCCACTTGGCGCTGGCGCAGTAGATGCCCAAGTTGTGCCGTTACTTGTTAATAAGTTACCAGACGTACTTGGTGCAACAAAAGTAGGAGCCGATGCGCCATTGCCTAAAATAACATTGTTAGCAGTAAGGGTTGTAAGACTTGTGCCGCCATTAGCAACAGCCAAAGTACCAGCTAAAGTTACTGTGCCTGTTGAGGTTACTGGGCCACCAGAGGTTGTTAAGCCTGTAGTCCCACCCGATACATCAATGCTTGTTACTGTGCCAGTGCCTGGGCCGGTAAAGGCTACTTGGATAGAACCTGCCCCATTGGTTAGGGTTACTCCAGAGCCTGCTGTCAGAGTCGCTGCGGTGAAGCCTGAGCCATTACCTATCAGAAGCTCACCGTTACTAGCTGTGGTAACTCCTGTGCCTCCACGGGCCGTAGAGAGAGTTCCTGTAGTGCCAGCAACAATGGGCAGTCCTGTGGCATTAGTAAGAACCCCAGCAGAAGGAGTTCCCAAATTAGGGGTCACAAGAATAGGAGAGTTTAGAGCAGCTTTAGCATCTATTTGAGTCTGAATGGCACTTGTAACACCATCAGTATAATTCAATTCTGTGACTGTAGAGGTAATACCATCTAGAACATTTAGCTCTGCGGCAGTGGATGTAATAGGTGTGCCGCCAAACGTAAGATTGGTAATTGCCGCCGTAGGGATAGTGGCTGTCCCTGTAAACGTAGGGGACGCAGTGTTGGATTTAGAATTAACTGCTGTTTCAATTGCCGTAAATTCGGCATCAATCTCAGAGCCTTTAACAATCTTTGAGGGATTACCAGATATAAGGCTGTCTTTAGCAGTAAAGTTTGTGGTCTTGGTGTAATTACTCATCTGATAGCCCTATAAATTAATGAGGGTAAAACAAAGGGAGGGTTTCCCCTCCCCTCGTCTCTTACTTACGAATCAAGAACGACAAAGCAGAAGCCTGCTTCCGGACGATGAGCCTGAACACCATAAAGAGTGTCGGCAGTGTACAGAGTAGACAGGTACTCTTGCTTGTACTGGGTCTGTGAACGAACGCTCATCTGCTCGCCAAGGATAATTGCATCCTTGTGGAAGAAGAACGCACCGCGCAAATCAATAGTACCAGCAGTGTTAGATGTAGCATCCTCAATCAACGGGCAATTGGAGGATACATAAATCTGAATACCGTATACGTTACCAATCAAACCTGACTGAACAGAACGAGCATCAGTAAAGTCGCTTGATACATAGCGGTCAACACCCATAATTGCAGAGCGCAACGCAGGAGGAACGATTAAGACACGATCAGTCATGGGGACATCTGCGTCATCCATTTTCTTAATCAATGCGCGGAAACAAGCGTCAGTGAATACGTCACCGGATACTACCTGGTCAACAGCATAAGCAGTCAGGCCGGTAGAGGCATCGCAGTAATAACTATTGTTATGAACCCACTGAGTGCCAGTACAGGTTCCTGATACAGGAGTAGTCAGGTCAAGTGTACCGTTACCAAAGGCTGTACCAACACGGAACAGATCGTTGTCAATCTGACGAGCCAGTGCGTAGCCTGCATCTTCTGTGTAGAACTGACGCAGAGATGACAGAGCCTGAACAGCCACAATATCCTCAATCAAACGAGAGTATTCAAAGTGACGATTGATTGTCAGAGTGGTTTCAGTTTCAAGGTTTGCTTGAATCGTAACCGCTGTTGCTTCTGCCTTAGCAGCGGCAGAGCCACGAACAGGCTTGGGCAGATGGAGGACATCGCCTTTCTTGCCTCGGAAGTTATATTTCTTAACCAGAGGAGCCATCTTGAGAGATTTCTGATAGGCAGCAATCACCTCATCAGACCAAATCTCTGGAATAAACTTATCTGCTGCTGTCTTATCTACTACTGCGTTTGCGGTAAAAAACGCACCGGAGGTTTCGTTAGCCATGATGTAATGCCTCTATTTAGCGAACCCTACCTTCAGCGTAAGCCTGTCTTATTTCAGGCTCCATAGCGTGGTAGCGTTCTGGATTGGTTTGCATGAGTTCAATAATGTCCCGTCTCCGGTAGAAGGTCTTGCCTTTCGGCTCAGAACTTCCTTTAGATGACCCTGTTGATGCTTTTTTCAAAGTCTCCTTTCGAGAAGCCTTCTCTGCATCTAGTAAACTTGAGGATGCGCTTTTAGTTGATTTCCATTGGGAGAACAACTCATCTGCTGCATCAGCATCAAACTGACTATCTGCTCTAGAATACAACTCTTTACGCCACTTACTTAACTGAATCCACTCTGCAAATGCAGGGTCTCCAGCAATCTCAGCAGCGTCAGGATGCTTTGACATCAACATACTCTTTGCCTGCTCACTCTGCATTCTGGCGTTAAACTCTTGCGCCTGCTTAATGGCAGGGTGGGAGTTAATGCGCTTATCAACAGCTTTATCAGGGTCAGAGAAGAAGTCAACTTCCTCCACGGGTTCGATCTTTTTTTCATCTGATCGTGAGAGAATGAATTTGTCTACAACTTTGCGTAACTCGCCTACCTCTGACCCTTGCTGACCGATGCGGGACTCAGCTTCTTGGTGCATCTTTACCAGGTCTTGGATAGACTTATTACGGTACTTGTTGGGAACTTCCGATTCTCTCTCTGCCTCTACCGATACTTCTTCGTCGTTAGATTCATCGAGTACGGAAAAATCTTCTTCATTTTGTTCTACACTATCAATTAGTTCTGCCATCATTAAGCCTCATAAGACCAATCTAGCTACCCAATTCACTGTTTCGCTACAGCAAAACGGACTATTCTTGGTTTGCCTTAAGTTCTTTTGCAATCTGCCTTTCTCTTGAGTTTAACCACTTCATCGTAGCACCTGGGAAGTGCCCAGATGTAGGGTCTAGATATACTCGTGGAGCACAGATCATGCGGCTACCAATCTCATCGCACTGAGGGCAATAACAATCCTCGTTATCTCTGACAAAGCACTCAAATACATGAGTGTTTCTACATTGATAATCAAAAACTCTCATTGCTTGCCTCTTTTTTGCTATGGTCTATGGTAGATTCTAGGTTAAGGATAAAAGATAGACTGTTTAACTGCCCTTTGCGAAAGAACAGGTCATTCACATCTTTTGCTGCCTCAACAGAATTTATGTTGTAAGCGTTTTCTTCAAGCTCACCTATCAATAATTTCCAGCCATCAGATGCAAACAGATCATCCATAGCGTCAAAGTATTCTTGGTCTGTCATTTCAGTCACGACCATTCCTTTTAAGGGTTTCACGCTTAGGCGTTTCTTGCGCCTTCTCTAATTGCGCGATTCTTTCCTCAAGGTTCTTCATTATAGCATTTACTTGAGCCACTACATCTTGCAAGTTTTGAGGAGTTACCATTACGCTAACTCCTTGGCGATGGCTAAGTTTACTTTCTTCTCGTTCATTACTCGGTCTGCAACCTTAAGTCTGCGCTCAAACTCTTTGTCATCTGCATTGCCTACCGCTAGATTACTTGTAATAGCCTTTATCTGGGAAGTCTCAAGCTCTACGGGGATAGCCTTGGTCTCAGCCAGCATCTTAATTGCCCTAGCTTCTGACTCTTTAGCCTGCCCGTTAAGGGCGTTTGTCTGAGATTGCTGGAAGTCTGACTGAAGTTTCAGTGCCGCTTCTTGAGCTGCCTGCTGTGCTTGCTGTTGTTCTGGGGAGACTTGACCAGCAGCCCTGAGCATCTTGATTAGCTCTTCTCGATTAGACAGGTTCATGCTATCAATAGCAGCTTCAATCAAAGAACTATAAGCAGGAGAGGTCTGCGGCATAGTCTGGAGTAACTGGACTAGCTGAGTGACCTCGTACTCTCTGGCGATAATCCCAAGAGAGGAGGTAATATCAAACTTATAGTCTGCAACAGGGTACAGCTCTGGCTCAAACTGCATATATCTCCAGGCAATCTTCTCAATCATTGGGATTAAAAATGACTCTTGGAAGTTAATCAGGGTTCGCTTATGACGCTTAATGATTGCGCCCAAAGACATGGAGATACCAGCAGCAGTAGCCTCTCCATTAATAGAGCCAGAAATACCTGCTGAATCAATAGCACCTGTAGCGGTCTGAACCATTCTTTGAAGCTCACCAGCCTGAGCAAAAGTAATCTGAGATACCTGCCCAAAGCTAAAGGGCTGAAGAATCTCTGATGGATTACCATTAGTCATAATGATCTTGCCGGGTCTTACTTCAGGCTTAGAGCCTCTTGGCATTCTAGTGGCATCCATTGCCATCATAGGATGAATCGTGAGGGCAAGGGCATCAATACGCGCTCTTAGCTCTGCATCCAAAGCCTTCTGCGAGTTGTAGCCCTTTTCACACACCCCACGACCCCAGAACCTGCCTGGAACTATGTCCCAAGGAAAAGCTATGATAGGCCGGTCATTCATCATGTAAGGATTTCGTTCAGCCTTAACAATAGTACTGCCGTTAATAATAACGACAATAGCCTCAACGTAGAAAGAGTCTTCTTCTTCATCAAGGTCTTCGTATTCTTCAGAGTCTTTAAGTAATGCTCTAGGGACTAGGCCAAAGTATTTAGTCCGACGAACCTTATGGTCAGGCTGGTCTATGAGTTGGTGATCTACATCTAAAGCTAGGTCTGGGTAAGTAATATTAAAAGGTTCATCTCGGTATACCCCAGACTCTTGAAGCAGTTCAATCTCGTGAGGAGAGCAGTATTCGTCAATACAAATACCAATAGCGTCATCCACAGACGTAGCAATAGGGTCGATAAGGAAGTTCTGAGGAAGAATGGGTCTTAATTTACAGACAGTTCTGTCTGCGATGGTTACTCCAACAGCTTGTAATTGACCGCCCATCATATCCTGCTTGGCAGGCTTCATTTCCTTTTCTTGGGCAATCACTATCTCAGCCATACCTGTACCATAAACGGCTGAGTTAATCAGGCACTCGGCTACAGCTTTTCTAACCTTATTCCTTTGGAGGTCTCGGTATAGCTGATCTCTTAAATACTCAACATCAGCAGACTCTGGGTCTTGTAAGTCATCTCGCATATCAAAGAAGCGCCCTCTTCCAAAAGTTGCCTCCTCAATCTCCGCTACAGATGACTCAACAGCCTGCTGAAGGGCAGGGGAGATGATCTTGGAGCGTTCAGACTCACGGGTCTTGTCTTCATCAGCATAAATACCACGCCACAGACGGTCGTACTCATCAAATCGGTCTTCGTAATTGTTCTCAAAGTGGTCACGCCATACCCGACACTTCTCCATAATCCACCCATCAAGGGTTTCGATCTGGGATATTGTTTCTTCGTTAGAATCAAGCATATTTAATATCCAGAAACAGAGTCTAGTGCAACGAAATCATCTTCCTCGTAGTCTGACGAGTAGGATACTTTTGCTAATTGGTCAATATATGCCAGTGCGTCTATCATGTCATCGTGAGTAAGTAAGTCTGGGAACTGGAAAAGCTCATCCATAAATTGAGTATTCCATTCGGCCTTATTAAGAGTCACCAGGCCATTCTCAAAGCGCCCCTGTAGCGCCCACATGACCCGATCTGTCTTCTTTTTATTGCCGTGAGTTAGCTCTTCTACTCTAAAGAACCTGCCACTCTTCTTCATTAGGTCTGTTAATGGGGACATTACCGCTTGTCTGGCAATACCCCTCTCTATACCTACAGAAATTGGCTCGTAATCACGCACAATCTGGAATATCTTGGTAGCGGTCTCGTCTAAAGTCCATCTTCCGACTATTATATCCTTAACCCACCACCCATCAGGGCCGACTTTTACCACAGCTATGGCAGTATTGTCCAGCCTCTTGGATTTAGTCTTCTTGCCAACCTCTTCAAAACCCGCCAAGTCAATGGCAACGTGGTAGTCACCTTCAGGTTCGTCCTCTGAAAACTTAATCCAGGTCTCCTTAAACATCTCGGAGCCTCTAGCCTCAAAAGAAGCCATAAACTCCTGCCTAAAAGCATAGGAACTCATAGACTTCTTGGCTTTATCAATCTCTTCTTTCTCTAGGATAGGGTTATCATAGCTGGTGTAATGCCATGCCTTATAATCTGAATCTATTCCTAGCTCGGCTGATCTGTAGAGTTCATAAAAGTGATTTCTGCCCATTGGTGTGCCAATAAACAAAGCACTGCCCTTAAGGTCTGCTAGGGCTGGTCTTAAGATAAGCTCCCAAACATCAGGTTTCATG